GCTATTGCAGATTTCAAAAAAGTTTAACACATAACACAATAACCGAAAGGGGTTATCATGCCGAAAAAACAAAAAGAAGCGGCATCGAATGGCGAACAAACGGTTACCTATAAAGATAAGGTATACAACGTAAGTGAGTTATCACCGGTGCAAATAGACGATTTTAATCATTTAGGTGATCTTGAGCGCAAGCTGGGTCAGGCAACCTTCAACGTCAGGCAAATGCAAGGCGGCCTGGAACACTTTATCGCAAAAATAGATGAATCTTTAATAAGTGAAGATGAGGAAAAATGAGCGAAGAGATCATTCTGGCGATTCTGGCAATCGTTGGAGGCCTTATTACCTTTTTACAGAAAGTTCTGTATAATCAGGGAAAAGCAAATTATGATATTATTGTAAAACTTATTGATCGCTTCAATAAATCAGATGCGCGGTTAGAAAATATGGCTGATCAGTTGACTGAAGCAGCAGACCGCCGCCACGAAAAGATTGTTGATGAGTTAAACGATATGACAGATGATCTGAATTTTATAAAAGGACGGATGAATGGCAAAATATCATAAAAGTATTGGTTCGTCATACCCGGCCCAGCTGCTATTTCACCCCAAACCTCCTTGTGCATCCGGTTTCTGGCTCAACCGATGCCCTCAATATGCAGCTGGGCCATTCTTTATAGGTGTTTAGGTGGGATATGGCGAATATCAGAAAAACACCACTCCAACAATACCGCGACACGGTTATAGTGGAACTTAAGTATATCAGAAAAACAGTGAATAAGAATGAGCAGTCTCTTGAGAAACTTAATGGCAGAGTCAGGGAAACAGAGCAAGCCGTTGAGAAGATTAAGGGGATTGGTTCTGTTCTTGGTGTTCTTTTTGGTGGTTTCATTGCTTGGTTATACCGCATGAAAGGCGGTTAATCATTGAGTAATAATGAGAATCTTCAGCTTCCTGTTACAAGTAAGCAAATATTAAGTTTCTTTATATCAGCTATCCCTGTTATTGCAGTTGGTGGTTATTTGTATGCTGAATTTGAAAATAGATTAGAACTTATTGAGAGTAGTATGATTGAAAATAAGACCAATATTGAAGAGCTTATTAGTAAACATGAACAAGCATCTGAAAAAAGATTTGAAGCAATGGAAGAACAGGTTAAATGGTATCAGAAAGAAATGGGAGTTAATCTGAATCCTTTTAGCAGAAAAAAGAAAAAATAAGGAGTTGTTATGGAATGGTTAAGCTGGAGCAATGGAGCCTATTTAGCAATAATACTGCTTGGTGGTTATATGGCGGTAGTGTCGGCTAAATATCGCAATGTATTAAAAGAAATAAAAGAAGCGCTGGAAGAATACCGCAAGGCGGCGGAGGATGGAGAGATCACCGAGGAAGAACGTGATTTAGTTGTTCGCCAGTGCCTTGATGTGTTGTCTGCCGGTGTAAAGATATTCTGGAAATGGTAAAATATACATTAAATAATGCCATTTCTAACTGTAGATGACGAGGGCAATTATTTAAGTTGCCCAGAGTGCGGTTCTTCCAATTTAACACGCAAAGGTTATAAAGAAACCAAAGACGGCCTGCGCAAACAGCGCTGGCTGTGTTCTTATTGTAATTTTCGTACCATATATCCGGCCCGCAACAGCCGGGACACTATTACCGAGAATGTTCGGTTAAGCAAACAAAAACAGAGCTATCAAGACCGCAACCGGATCGAGCGCAAGTCCTTCAGGGAATACGCCCGGGTTGAAAATGCTGTTTCTGCATTAAATAAAAAACTTATTGAGATATTAAAAAAGCATAAGCTCTCTCCCCTTAAAAGATTAAAAAAAGAAAATGACAGTTGCGTTGGAGTGCTGCAGCTGTCCGATAACCACCTGAATGAGCGTGTTGACCTGCCGCACAACACCTTTAACTACGAAGTAGCCGGTAAACGCCTGAAATTGCTTGCAGAACGCGCTAAAATGTTTTTTAAGGTATACAATGTATCTAATGTGCTTGTCGCCTTTACAGGCGATTTACTGAACTCTGACAGAAGATTGGATGAATACCTTACCAATGCCGGTAACAGATCGGCGGCAGTGTTCTGTGCAGTAGACCTGTACCAGCAGTTGATCCGTGATATGAAACGCAGTTTTAATCTGTCTGTATTGAGCGTTAGTGGTAATGAATCAAGGATCAAAGAGGATTACGGCTGGGCTGATGTGGTGGCTACCGATAATTACGATCATACCATTGTCAATATGCTACGCTATGTATTTAAGGACAGCGACATAGACTTCATTGATGGAGATCCGATGGAAAAGGTTGTTGACCTGGGGGGGCAAAAAGTTTTATTTATGCACGGACACGGCAGGATAAAAGCCAATCACGAAACATCCGTTAATCAGATCAAGGGCGTATATACATCAAGAGGCATTAATTTAGATTATGTGGTATCAGGTCATATACATTCTGCAAGGATCGGCGATACCTTCTCCAGATCATCATCACTGGTTGGTGCTAATGATTACAGCGAGAAAGCATTGAATCTTGAAGGCCGGGCATCACAGAACTGTTATGTATTTCACGATAACGGCAACCGGGATGGTATCAGGATCGACCTAAATAGTGTGAGAAATATGAAGGGTGGGTATACTGTTGATGAAGAAACGCAGGCCTACCACGCCAAATCTTATGATAAACTGCACGAGCCGGTTACAATAATGAAGATTCAGGTATAAAATGAATAACCTGAAAAAAATTATAATAGCATTTTTCTTAATCATCAGTTGCCGTGATGAATATATTACCTATGAGAACAGGATTATTAATTCAGAATCAAAAGTGCCGATGTATTTCTATGCCAATGCAATGCCGAATTATGACGTTGATAACACTTGGTATCCTGAATTTGTTTATTATGTCTATCAAATAGAGGAAGGTGAGTATGATGTTTACTTCCATGCTTATCTGATAACTGACGACAGTGTATCATGGTCAGGAACTACTGAAATAGAATTAGAATATGGTAAAAAGGTATTGGGTACATATTCTGCTGTTAACACTGTCTGGCTTCCTGCAGAATATTTAAACAGCACCACGCCAATGGCGTATGTGAGCGTGGATCATAAATGAAACAAAAAAGAACAATTACAAAGCATGACATTATTCGCGCCATCAATGGTACGAATCACATTATTAACAACTTTGTGAAAAGACTTGAGCTGCTGGAAAAGAATTTTGGTGAATATGTGGAGATGAAAGATGATGTTGGTAATCTGAAAAAATATAGAAGTAAAAAAAAAGAAAGGAGTCAATCATGGGTAGATCATTTGATGCAATGGTTAAAAACATTATTGAAAGGGAAGGCGGATCAAAAATAACACGCGATCCTGACGATCCCGGGGGTACAACCAGATACGGAATCAGCCAGCGCGCCCACAAGGATGTGGACATTGAGAATCTCACCTATGATCAGGCCGTGAACATTTACAACGAACATTATTATAAGCCTTCCAAAGCAGCATCATTCCCTGATGGCCTGCAGGAGATATACCTTGATATGGTAGTGAATATGGGTTATAGCCGCGCTGTTATGATTGTGCAAAAGGCAGTAAACGCTAAAGGCGCTGATCTGGAAGTAGATGGTAAACTTGGGCCTAAAACACTTGGAGCAGTCAAAGATAAAAACCTTGAGCCGGAAAGACTTACAGCCTACCGAATTGTCCACTATGTAGAACTCTGTAAAAAACGCCCTTCATTGTGGAAATATTACTTTGGATGGTACCGCAGGTCTACCGAAGTATAGCATTTTCTCATTATATATTAGTAGAAATACTAATTTTGGCGTAATTTTTGGGCGAAATATAAAGGTTATGCTATGATAATAAAGACTTCACAAGTACGAAAATTGTTTAATGAGCGCAAAGTTCAGATAAATGATGATGCTGTTAAGATGGTCGGGGAAATGGTGGAGAGGGACATCAGAAAGATGGTCGCTCACTGCGTTGAAGGTAATGTTCCGCGCCTGACAGCTCCTCTCTTTTATATTGCGCTCGGCAACCTAATGAACAAGCACAAGGAGTAAACAATGGACAGAGAACAATTCCTGAAGGAACGCCTTACAGGCCTTGGTGGATCAGATATTCACCATTTGTTCAATGAGAAACCATACGGATGCTCTCGCAAACTGTGGTATGACAAAACGAGCCAAGAACCTGATTACCCGGTCATTGCTTCCAATATTATGACAAGGGGCAATAAGCTGGAACAGCTGATCAGGGATGAATATGTTCTGCATACCGACAGGAAAATCCGCAGGGTAAACCGTATGATAACCAATAAACAACATCAGTGGGCCATGTGTCATCTTGATGCTGAAATTGTAGCATTTGATGATCGCAAAACCGGGATACTGGAATGTAAATCAGTTGGCAGGCCGATGTATTACAAGATCAGGGATGAAGGTATTCCCACCAGCTGGATATGGCAGATGCAACATTATCTGCTGACAACCAACCGTCAATGGGGCAGTTATGCTGTGCTGTGGGCGGATAATTGGGAGTTCGTTCACTTTGATGTTGAAGTAGATGCAGATTTGCAGGAATCAATCGTCAGTGCCGGTACGAATTTCTGGCGGATGGTTGAGAATGGCCCTGCACCGGAACGGCTGGATGCAAAGGACAAACGCTGTTCTAACTGCGAATACCGCCATACCTGTCAGGGCGAAAAACTTATGGTGCTTGCACAGGCCTACCCTTCTGATGATATACCATTCGACAATTCGCTTGACGAACTGATGATTGAGTATGCTACGATGAAGGTTTTACAGGAAGAAGCAGCTGCCCTGGTCGAAAGCAAGAAACAAGAGATCAAGACAGCGCTGGGTGATCGGATATTAGTTGATTGCACAGGTTTCCGCCTGTATTACAAACCGGTCGAGTCAACACGGTTCAAGAGTTCTGCTTTGAAAAAGGAGAATCCTGACCTGTATGAGAAATATGCTTACAAAAGTGTATCAAGGCCATTTCGCATTAGATCAATATAGGAGGATACAATGACGAAGGAAACAAGTGTGGTGATCCAAGACACTGATTTCACCGAGGGTCAGATTGCCACAATAAAAGAAACTGTTGCGAGTGGAGCGACAGATAATGAGCTGAAACTGTTTTTATACCAGTGCAGTCGCACCGGTCTTGATCCATTAAGCAAACAGATTCACTTCATTAAAAGAGGTGGAAAAGCAACGATCCAAACCGGCATTGATGGTTTCCGGGCCATTGCTGAAAGAACAGGCCAGTATGCCGGTAATGATGATTACCTGTTTAATAATGATATGACGATGTATGAGATGCTGAAGGCGGATATGCAAAACCCTATCACAGCAACTGCCACAGTCTATAAGATTGTTGGTGGTGTAAGAGTATCCTTTTCCGCTACGGCGATATGGGATGCTTACTGTCCAAAGGGTAATGAATCGTTTATGTGGAAAAAGATGCCGTACCTGATGCTGGGCAAGTGTGCCGAAGCACTGGCATTGCGCAAGGCTTTCCCTAACGATTTAAGCGGTGTCTATACTGACGATGAGATGGCGCAGGCCCAAGCACCGGCAGAGATTGTTGTTAATGCAACCAATAAAAAGATGAAAGCACTAAAGGAAAAGGTTGAGGACGCTAAAAACGGCAAGAAAGTACCGATAGAACTGAC